CTTAGGCGCATTGGAGGCCCGTTTAGCAGCCAAGGAGCAGTACATGGCAGCCCTTGGCGCGCGTATGCTTGCACCCGACAAGAAGGGCATAGAGGCCGCTGAAACTGCCCGTATTCGTGGCAATGGTGAGGCAAGCGTGCTGTCCTCTATCGCACAATCTGTATCCATGAGTATTGAGAAGGCCTTAGCTGTGTATCGGGATTGGTTGGGGATTTCGGGCGATATTAAGTTTGATCTAAATACCGACTTCCTGCCCACGATTATGGACGCGCAGACAATCCGTGAGCTTGTTTCTGCATGGCAGCAAGGCGCAATTGGGTTTACGGATTTAGTGCACAATTTCAAACGCGGGGAGATTGTGGAAGCAGACCGCACGATAGAGGACATACAGGCAGAGGTTGAGGTGCAAGACCCCTTCCCCGCGCAGGGTGCCTTGAATGCCTAGCGTCAATGAATCTTTGCGCGATAGGCTTATACGCCACCAGATCTATTTAGAGCGGTTTAAAGCCCACGCGGCAAAAGAATTGCGCAAAGACATAGCCGCACCCTTGGATGATATGGCCGTGCGTATTCGTGAGAGGCTAGAGGGCACGCGGTTTTATTCTGTTAAGCCCGACCCGCAAATGAGTGAGATGATTGCGCTTATGGCCGCCGATCTAGCGCAGCGTGTAGAGAACAACAATATCAAAACCCTAAACGATTTAGCGGCCGTGGAATTGGCGTGGGTTGTGGGGGTGTATCGTGAGGAGACGGCCTTTGCGGTAGATTTTACCACGCCGTCCTTGCGCACGATAGAGGTTGCAGCACGTGGCGTCCCCTTTTCTGGCCTCACGCTGAAGCAATGGCACGAAACCCTTGCCCAAGCCACGCAGCGCAGCCTTACGCAGGCTGCACAACGCGCCGTGGTCAATGGGGCCACTATTCCCAACCTTATGCGCGAGATACGCGGTACACGGGCTTTTGCGTTCAAAGACGGGATACTTGAAACAACACGGCGCCAAGCCGAAACGATTGCGCGCACGGCAATCCAGCACATCACAAATCAGGCGCGGTATGAGTTTTTCCAAGAGAATGCGGATTTACTTAAGGGATTGCAGTTTGTGGCAACTTTAGACGGCCGCACGACGATCCAGTGCGCGGCTTTGGACGGAAAGGTCTTCCCATTAAACAAAGGGCCAAGACCCCCCTTGCATGCAAATTGCCGCAGTAAAATGGTAGGAGTGCTAAAAAGCGCTAAAGAGCTTGGTATTAAAGACTTACCAGAGGATACGCGGGTAAGTATGGACGGGCAAGTACCCGCTTCCAAAACTTACGGACAATGGTTGCGGGCCCAAAGCAATACAGTGCAGGATAGTGTTTTAGGCCCAGCACGTGCTAAACTGTTTCGGGATGGTGGTCTGCAGATTGAACAGTTTGTCGGCAAAGACTATACACCCATGACTTTACAAGAATTAAAGGCCGCAGAACCTAGGGCTTTTAATTCGGCAAATGTTCGTGTATGATTATTTTACTTTAACTAACTAGGAGACGATTATGGATTTAACCGCATTGCAAGAAATCTTAAAAACAGACGAGGGTAAGGCGTGGCTTGACCAAACAGTAGAGGAGCGCGTGGCCGAAAAAACAAAAGGCATCCTTGAGAAAAACGCGGCGTTGCTAAGCGAGGCCAAGGCGGCAAAAGCTAAAGCGGACGAGGCCGAGCGCGAACGTGAGGCAGCAAAAGAGGAAGCAATCCTTAAATCTGGTGATATTGAGAAGATTACAGCAAAGTATAAGGCGGATATTGATAAGCATTTATCGGAAAAAGCCAGCGTTGAAAAGCAATTGCGCGGGCTTGTGGTAGAAGAAGGTCTTACGGCGGCACTGGTTAAAGTGGGCGTTGCTGCGCCTTTATTACCAGCCGCCAAAGCATTACTTGAAAAGCAGGGCATTGATATGCTTATGGATAATGGCAGACCTATCGCTACTGTAGGCGGTAAGAGTCTGCAAGATTTTGTCAGTGGGTGGGCAACGGGCGATGAAGGTAAACACTTTGTATCGGCTGCGGTCAATTCTGGTGGCGGCTCTGGTGGGGCGAACGCAAGCGCTGGTGGCGCGAGCGGTGAAATTAAAACAAGTGTTCAAAGGATCGCGTCTGGCCTTAAAGGCGGCCAGCTAACCTAAAAGGAGTATCATCATGGCTACACAAACTTTGGCTGAGGCCGCAAAGCTTATTAATAACGAAATCGTCCGCGGCGTTGCTGAGGACATTATCACCACAAACCCCGTATGGAACGCTATCCCTTGGACGGGATATGAGGGCCAAGCGTTGCTTGTAAACCGCGAGAACGCGCTTGGGGACGCGCAGCATCTGGCTGTAGGCGGTACAATTACCGCGAAGGCCGCTGCCACCTTTACGCAGACCACATTTACGGCGACCACGACAATTGGGGACGCCGAAATGAATGGCCTTGTGCAGGCACAATCCACAAGCGCGGGCGTAGACCAACTTGCTGTAGAGATTTCCTCTAAAGCAAAATCGGTAGGCCGCTTGCTTCAAACTGGTATTGCCACGGGCACGGGTACGGCACCCGCTATGAATTCACTTCATAGCTTGTGCGACGCGGGGCAATACACAACGGCGAGCGCAGGGCAGGCGTTGTCTTTCGCGTTGTTGGATGAGGTGCTTAATCTCGTTAAAGCAAAAGATGGTGAGGTGGACTTCCTTATGATGCCCGCCCGTACATTGCGTTCTTACCGCACGCTTGTAAGGGCATTGGGTGGTATCACTGAGACTATGATCTTCACCATGCCAAACGGTCGCACGAGAAATGTGGATGTTTATAATAACATTCCTATTTTCCAGAACGACTATTTGTCCGTTGCAGAAACAGCTAACGGTGCGGCCTTAACGGGTGGCGCTCTAACCTCTGTGTGGGCTGGGTGCTGGGACGATGGCTCTAACAAGGTTGGTGTTTCTATGATCTATCCTGCGGGTACTCCTGCGGGGGTTGTTGTGGAGCAAGTAGGTGTTGCGGAGACAAAAGACGAGACCATTGTCCGCGTCAAGTCTTACAGCAACTTTGCTATGTTCAATCGCAAAGGTCTTGCACGCCTCACCTCTATTAACAATTAAGAGGCCGTTATGACAAAAGACGCGCATATAAAAGTAGAAGCCATTTATGACTGGGTAATGCCTGATAACCAGACCCTTTGGGGCGTCGCTTTCGCCCTAGAGGACGGTGTTTATACAGCATTGCTCCCAACGCATGAGGCGCAAGCTATGGCCGATGCAGGGCGCGTTAAAATAAAGGGGGAGGGCGTCGTGCCTTCCCCCACACCACCCAAACCTAAAGGTAAAACAAAATGACAATCACGGTCGGCACCAACACATATTTAAGCGTTGCAGATGCAGATACATATTGGTCAAATCGCAGTAATACAACATGGTCAAGCGCCACAACCGCGCAGAAAGAGGCGGCGCTCTTAGAGGCCACGCAATACATTGACGGCGCATATAGCTTTATCGGGACACAGATCACGGCAAATGCCTTAGCCTTCCCCCGCTATGGCGCCTTTATCGTGCGCGGCAATTTGGCGGGCATAAGCTACGATAGCGCCACCATCCCGCCACAAATTACCACGGCGTGCGCAGAACTCGCTTTAGAGGCCTTAGGGGGCCGCCTTGCACCATCGCAAGAGCGCGGCGGGGCTATTAAGCGCGAAAAGGTGGACAGCCTAGAGGTAGAGTACCAAGACGGCGCGCCTTCAAACAAAACCTATGATTTTGTAGACATGCTTCTTGCCCCCTTGCTATCGCATGGAAGAAATACCGTGCTTTTGGCGAGGGTGTGATGGTATATTCTTACAAGCCCTTTCAAAACCTTGCATCCCGCCTGATTGGGGATAAGGGGCGTGAGGTTACGATTGTGTACAAGACGGATGGTGTTTATGATCCCGCCACAAATACACTATCGCGGGGCTATGAAGACAGCGTGCAAGTGGTGGTGTTCTTTAAGGATGCAAAATCAAACGCGGCGCAAGGCGATATTGTAGAGGCACAAGAAAAGATTGTAATGATACCCGCACTTTCAAACACAGCCCCGCGCATAAATGATATTATTATTGACGGCAATCAAGAATACACGATTACAGACGTTAAGGAATTAAAGCCAGCGAACGAAACAATTCTTTATGAGGTAAGGGTAAAACGATGAAGGCTACAGATTTAATAATTCTTTCCAACCCGCACGAGTTATACCAAGCATTCCTTGAGACATTACAGGCAGCCGTCAAAGATGGTAAGGTGCGCGGGGTTGCTATTGCTGTAGTGCTAGAGGATAATGAGGTTTATACAAACGCGGCTTTAAGCAAAGGTGAGCCTGTAAGCAATCTTGTCTTTGGGTTGGAGAAATTGAAACTTAAATTACTTAATGGCACACCATTATTTTAGGGGGATACTATGGCGGGATCGTTTTCGGGATGTTTTGTAGAGCAACGCGGGGAAAATACGAATATCACGCTTTTGCAAGGCGCCACGATATCCCTGCCTATCACCATAAGCGACACCACGATAATTCCAGCAAGCGCGGCCTTACAAGCACGCTCTACCGCAGCGGACAGCACGGCATGGGTGTCTTTCACGGTTGCGCTTGGCCGCGTAAGTGTGGCGGGCCAAACAATAACATTCAGCATGACAGCCGCGCATAGTGCAGCCCTGCCCGCAGGAACCTATGTTTATGATGCTGAAGTCGTGGACAGCACGGGAGCCACGCACCGCATTCTGTCTGGTAATCTGATCGTAAGCGCAGAGGTTACGCGCCTATGACGGGTGTCTCGCTCACGACCAGCGTCCCCAAGGTCAAGGTTGTTAACACCCCTACAACCCTAGCGCAGGGGCCCGCACAGCCCTCTGTAGGCATTACAGGCGGGGATATTGCAATCACTGTAGGCGCAGGCGCTGCACAGCCCCCAGTGGCCCTTAAAACGCAAAGCGTGAGTGTTGGGCTTGAGACAAGGGTCGTGAATGTAGAGATAACAGGCGCACGCGGGCCTAGGGGCGAGCAGGGCTTGACGGGGGAAGGCGATACCCCAACCTTTGAAAGCGTGAGTAAGAACATAAAGGCATATCCATTTACTTACGAACAGCAAGATGAAGATACCGCCGTGCTGGTCTATGACTTAGGCGCAGGGCAGACAATCACAAAGACAATCAATTCAGTGGACGGCCTGCCCGTCTCTATTGTGCTCTCTGGGAACACACCAAGTGGTATAGACTTGACCAAGACTATACTATACAATAGCGGTGTATTCGCAGGGGCATCTTACGCATGAAACAATTTGAAGCTGATCTAGACAGAGCTTTTAAGGTTAAGGTCTTAGGCGGCCTTACCAAAGCAATGCGTGGGTGCGCTATAGTCGTAGACCAAAGCCTTGTTATGAATACGCCCGTTAGAACGGGTCTTGCAAGCACAAACTGGCTTCCTTCCATAAACACGCCACGCAATGAGACTTTGCCCGTAGGCGCGAATCAAGGAGTTAAAGCCGTAATAGGTAAAATTAAAGAAACGGATATTATCTATTTTAAAAACAACGTGCCTTATATTGAAGCGCTTGAAAATGGACACTCACAACAGGCGCCTAATGGCTTTGTCAAAGCATCTATACAGCGCGGGGTAAATAGCATAAGATGATTTTCAGTGAAGCAGACGCGGCAATACGAAGTTTTTTCAATACAGGTTGGGCTGGGCTTACAGATATTGCATGGCCCGATCTTCCATTTACCCCGCCAAGTAATAGAACGTGGGTAAGGTTTAACTGTGTTGAAAATGATGGGTATCAGGCTTCTATTGGGTCGCCTACTTCAAATAGGTTTAGGCATTTTGGGATTATTACAATTCAAGTATTTCAACCGCAAGGGCAGGCTACAATTGATGTGAATAAGAAGGCAGACGCAGCTTTAGCGGTGTTTATGGGAAAAGAAACAAACGGTATTCACTTTTATGATGTACAGGCAAAACAGATAGGCAATGACGGGCACGGATTTTATCAAATTAATGTTTACGCTTCTTTCCGCTACGACCAACTAACTTAGGAGGACACTATTATGACTATCGCCGATACTTCCCAGACACAGCTTGCTTACGTTGTGGAGACTACGCTAGGCACAACGCCTGCCACCCCTACCTTTACCAAGCTGCGGTATACAGGGGAAAGCCTCTCGCCAAATATCACCACAACCACAAGCGCCGAGATACGCTCGGATCGCAATATCACTGACCTTATCCAAACGGGCCAAAACGCAGGCGGTAGCGTGGATTTTGAACTGTCCTACGGCGCGTTTGATACGCTCTTGGAAAGCGTCATGTTTGGCGCATGGACGACAAACGTCTTGAAAAACGGCACCACGCAAAAGGGCCTCACTATTGAAAAGCTCTTTGAAACAGGCGCAACGGATAATTACCATCGCTTTACGGGCGCGGTTGCGGACACGCTAAGCCTGTCTGTCAAGATCGGGGAAGTGGTCAAAGGCTCTTTCGGCTTCTTGACTATGGGGATGTCTAGTGCGCAGGCGGCAATCGCAGGGGCCACGTACAGCGCGGCCACGGCAAATGATGTCATCAACGCCGCCACCAACTTTGCCAGCCTCACCATGACGGGCATAACAAGCCCCTCTGTTACCGGCATTGACCTGTCAATCACCAACAACCTACGCACGCAACCCGTGCTTGGCAGCTTGTCCTCGGTAGGTATCGGGACGGGCACTTTTGAAGTAACGGGCACTCTAGAGGCCTACTTTGAAAACAAAGACCTGTATGAGGCGTATCTGAACGGCACCTCATCCACCTTGTCTTTCAAATTGGGCGGCACGAGTAGCAAAAACTATGTCTTCTTGCTTGGTAAGATCAAGTTTGAAAAGGCAGACGTCTTTGCTGATGGGCAAAACAAAGACGTCATGGTCAAGATGAACTTTAGGGGCCTCTTTGACGGCACGGACAACACCTTGAAAATCACACGCACAGCATAAGGAGTAAAACAATGGGACTTTATGATACCTTTGGTACAGACGCTAACCTAGAGGCGGGGCAGGGTATTACTTTAGAATATCCCGATTGCTCTATCACGATACACAGGGCGGGCGGCGCAAATAAGAAATACGCGCAGGCAATATCTAACAAGATGAAGCCCTACGCCCGCAAAGTGCAGCTTGGCACCATGGAGGAGGCCCTAGCGTATAGGCTGCTTGTGGAGGCCTACGCTGAAGCAATCGTGATCGGATGGGAAGGCGTTACAGGCAAAGACGGGAAGCCCCTGCCTTTCACGAAAGAGAATTGCATAACGCTCTTTATGGACTTGCCCGACCTTTTCGCGGACGTGCGGGGGCAGGCTGAAAATGCTGCGGCGTTCAAAGTAGTACAAGAGGAAGAAGACCAAAAAAACTAGCGGCGGCCCTGCTTTGGCAATTGGAGTGGGGGCCGCAAATAGAAAAACTAGAGGCGTTGGAGGAAAGCGGGGTACAGGTCAAGGCGTTAGATGACAAACCAAATATCACGGGGTTGGAGTTTTACTTTGGCGCGTACTGGGACTTGCAAAGCGATAGACAGATAGGAATGGATATTGGGCCTATACCTTGGACAAGCGTTGTGCGGTGGTGTCGATTACATGGGATACATGACATTGATGACATAGACACCATAAACCGCTACCTCCGCGCCATGGAACGGGCAGAATACAGTTTTAGGGAAAGAAAGCGCGGGGACAAATGACAGATGCTTCTATCACTATTGGGATTAAGGCGGACACCACAGGCGGCAGGACACTAAAGCGCAGCCTTGACGATATTGCAGCCTCGGCGCGTAAGACGAATGAGATACTCGCGCAAAACGCAACACAAACCACACGGGCGGGGGCTGCGGCGGTGGGGGCCGCTAGTAGCACAAGAGCCTTTGGGAGCGCCTTAAGCTACCTTAAGGGTATCGCGCTTGGGTATATAGGGGTAAGGCTTGCGCAATCGTTTTTTAGCACTACGGACGCTATCACGGCTTTAGAGGGGCGGCTGCGTATCGTGTCCCCCACAATGGAGGCAGTGTCAAAACAGAAAAAGATACTTTTTGATATTGCCCAAAAAACAAGGCAGCCCTTAGCGGAAATTACGAACCTCTACACGCGCATGACTATGTCCTTAACAGAACAAGAGCGCGCCACAATGGATGTTGCGGGGGTTACAGAAAACTTTTCAAAAGCGTTGGCGATTACGGGCGAAAGCGGGGCACAGGCGCAATCAGCTATCCTGCAATTTACACAAGCCGCGTCCTCAAACTTTCAAAACATGGGGCAAGAATTGGTTGCGTTGCGTGATACAGCCCCACGGCTTGTTATGGCGTTAGAAAATGCGTTCAAAGGTACAGGAAAATCATTAAAACAGCTTGCTGAAGATGGGGAGTTATCACGCGCAAAGATTTTTGCGGCGCTAGACTCTATGTCAATAGAAGGTCAAAAACTTTCAAATGAGTTTGAAAATATCCCTACAACTGTAGGGCAAGCATTCACTAAAGTTGGTAATTCCATAATGGCTTTCATGGATGATACAAAGCAGGCCCGTGAAATATCAGAGGGTTTTGCTGGTATCTTGTCCGATACTGCAGATCAATTACCTTTGTTTGGTGCAGCATTAAACAACATCGGGGAGGACAGCATCGCCGCGGGGAAAAGCGGCACCGCAGGCGCAACAATGATGAGTGAGGCGTTTTTAGGGCTTGCGACAATTATTGATAAAGTGCGAGAAGGCCTTCTTGGAATAAGGAAGATATGGAATGATATAGAGGCTTTGCGTCTTGGGGCGATAGACGCTGGTTTGTCCACAATGGAATGGGGTGTAAAAGCCACGGGCACTAAAATCACGCCCGATATGCCTATCGCGCAACATAGGAGTAATGTAAACGCGGCGTGGGATTCTATAATTGCTACAGATACAGGTATAAACACTAGCGCAAATAATTATGAAAGCCTTTACGCGGAATTAAAGGCCGTACAAGCGAATGCAGCAGCATTAAGGGCAACAAAAGCGCAAAGTGCTGCCTCTGGTGTTGTGAGGGCCGCAAGCGCGGGTGCGGCGATTGGTGGAGGCGGTAGCGCAGAAAGCGCGACAAAAGCCGCAACGCAAGCCCTTAAAGAACAAGCCGCCGTGCAGAATGAGTTGAAGCAAGTGGTCTCATCCACCCGCACGGAATACGAGAAATACGCGGACGAGATGGCACGGTTGGAGGCCCTTAAACCCTTTGCTAAAACTCCTACGGAAATAGACGCAATCACCCGCGCTATGAAAGCCGCGAATGACAATTTAAGGGAATACGCGGACGGGTTCAATTACGCGAAAATTGCTGCAAATGAGTTTGGCGAAAGCGCGGGCAATACGATTGACACCTTCATATCCGATCTCACAAGGGCAGAAGTAACCTTCTCCTCCTTTAGGAACATGGCCCTCAATGTTTTGACCGATGTTTTGCAGGCCATGATGAAAACAATGAACGGCGGGCAATCCATAGGCCAAAGCATAGGGGGAATGCTGGGTAAAGGCTTAATGGGTATCTTGGGCGGCATGGGGGGTATAGGCTCTAACCCGTTTTCGGCTGGTGGGGCTAAATACGGCCCAGGATTCGCCACGGGTGGCTCTATGGTGCTTGGCGGGTATGGTGGGGTAGACAAGAATATCCTCTCCATGAATGGCAACCCCATTGCCCGTGTATCGCGTGGGGAGACTATGACGGTAACCCCGCAAGGCAAAGGCGGAGGCGGCGGCAATATCATTATCACAAATCACTTTAGCCTTGATGCGCAAAATGTACGGCAACAAATCCTTGAGGCCGCGCCACAAATCACAAAAGCGGCTATTGCGGGCGTGCAGGACGCGCAAAGGAGGGCCTACGGATAATGGCTATCACATACCCTATCGCCTTCCCCACCACATTCGGCGTATCAAATTTCACGATTGGGCTGCGGCATGTGGTGGCGGGAGCATCTAGCCCGTTTACGTTATCCGAGCAAATACAAGTCCACCAAGGCACGGCGTGGGAAATATCGTTCTCCCTTGAATTGCTCAATCGCGATCAGGCCGAAGCCTACAACGCCTTTGTGCTGTCTTTGCGTGGGCGTGAGGGCACTTTCACTATGGCCGTTGCAGGCAGCGAAACACCACGCGGCGCGGTATCGGGGACAGTCCTTGTCAAGGGCGCAGGCCAAACGGGGCAAGATTTAATCGTGGACGGCCTGCCTTTAAGCACCACGGGGGTATTTAAGGCGGGGGACTTTATCCAAATCGGGACGAAACTGTTTAAAAATCTTGTGGATACGAATAGCAACGGCGCAGGCGAGGCCACGCTCACGCTTGCCCCCACAATCAAGACGGCCTTTGCGGATAATACCGCTGTAGTATATACGAATTCTAAAGGCATATTTCGCGCAAATGAAAATATGACAACAATCACAATCACGCCGCCGAATCAAATGAGTTTGTCAATGTCGGCAAGGGAGGTCGTGTAATGTCGCGCGATATTACTTCAGGCTTTCAAACAGGCATTACCGCAGCCGTGCTTACGCCTATAATCCTTATTGAAGGCTACTTTGACAGCGGCACGATGTACTTATGGAGCGGTGTGGGCGACTTGTCCTATGGCGGGAATACGTATGTTGGGGCTGCGGGGATATTGGGTGTTACCGATGTGGTAGAGACAAGCAAGATAGAGGCACGCGGGGCCTCTTTCACCATGCAGGGCATTCCCACGTCATATCTATCGCTTGCCCTGTCTGAAAATTACCAAGACCGCGCCGTTGTGCAACGCTTAGCCCTTTTAGATAGCGCGGGGGCCATTATCAGCAATCCCTACACGTTCTTCTCAGGCAAGATGGACGTCATGACAATCGCGGACGGCGGGGAAAGTGCCACAATTACAGTTACCGCCGAAAATGACTTGATTGCGCTTAAGCGCGCGAATGAAAGACGGCGCACCCCAGAAGATCAGAAATTGACCTACGCAGGCGATACCTTCTTTGACCAAGTGGCGCGATTGCAGGAATTGGATATTACATGGGGGGGCGGGTAATGCGATTACAGGACTGGCCGCAACGCTTGGCTGCGCACTTTGACGCGCACAAGGATACGCCGTTCAAATGGGGGACGCATGATTGCGTGCTTTTTGCTGCGGGTTCTGTAAATGCCATGCGCGGCGGTAATATGGCAGGCGCATATCGTGGCGCGTACACCACAAAGGGGCAGGCCGCAAAGCACTTGAAAGCCTTAGGCGTGGTAGATGTATCGGGACTTGCCACAAAAGCACTGGGCGAGCCGTACACGTCCCCAGCCTTCGCCAAGCGCGGGGATGTTGTATCTCTTGCAACAGATCTAGGCCTTGCTTTGGGTGTGGTGGATTTAAGCGGTAAATACGCTTTGGCGGCAAGTAAAGACGGCCTTGTGCGTATACCGTTCTTGCGCTGGCTGCAAGCGTGGGAGGTGTAGGATGCCACCCGTAGCCGCAGCCGCAGCAGCTATATACGGGGCCACAATAACCGTGGGGACGGTAACTATCGCCATTGGGCATATTATCGCGACAACCGTTCTGTCTATGGCTATAGGCGCTGTGGGAACGCTCCTGTCTCCAAAACCAAAGTCTTTTGGTGGGTTTAGTTCAAAAGCGCAGGGCCTCACGCAAAACATACGCCAACCCATCACGGCGCGGCGGTTTATCTATGGGGAAAATCGCGTGGGCGGTACGGTAACCTTCCTTGAAACCACGGGGGCGAATCAATACCTGCATATGGTTTTGACGCTTGCGGATCACGAGGTGCAGGACATAGG